TTGAGCCCTAGCATATATATGCCAACCTCTGCCACAACCGCAAGCAAGGCTTTAATAGCGAATGAGTCTGTCAGAGTTCGCCATGCCTCGCATAGAAAATCTGTTATTACTTGCATCGTTTCCCCCTGTGTTAGTTAATTATAAATGGTCAGCGTTTTGGTACCCTGTGTTGATGTAGCTATGGTTAGTCGCATCCCATTCAATAGTATTCTGATTAAAGACCAGCGTTTTGGTACCCTGTGTTGAT